AAAAGGGAAGGGGTAAAGATATGAAAGCTAACAAGCTCGATCATAATAATTGCTCTTATGAAGTAATGGAGAAACTTTTTAGTGATGTAAAAATTGCTGATGGCTATAAATTGGTAGTCACTGCAATAAGAACCGATTATGATGATGAGGAATGCGATTTTGTGTTCACGGTTAAAACCGATATTAACGACGATTATTATGTATCATATTATTCTGATAGCAACGGGCGAGAATACTCTATATTTGTTGATGGGTTCACAGAGATTGTTGATCTCATAGATCTACTTAATGGAAAAGAGGATATAGATTACTTTCTATGTGTACGGGAGGTAGATTAATGTACACAGTTGACAAAGCCCTAATAACCATAACACTTCTATTATTTTTCTCAATACCTATTGCGAGTTGGTTTATATGGTAAACATAAACGAAGTCAACAAAGCACTAGCACTAACATTTCCATCATTAGAACTTATTAAAATCATAAGTATATATGATTATGACTTCTACGAAACTAGGCTTATACTCGTAATGAGATATAAAGATAGGCTAGGGCGAAAAGTTGAAAGCAAGCAACGCATTATTGCCTTTGATAGTGACAGCCTATATAAAGAGTGTTGTAAAGCGGCTAGACGCTTTATGAATAAAGACAAAGGGGCAGGGGGTGAAACAAAATGATTCGAAAAAAGTTTGTAGAGGTTAAAGCGACCATTACAGACGGTGAGCAAGATTTAGGCATTTACACGTATGTTGGCAAGCCTATTTCAGACATGCGACTTTTGAAAATGGTTCGTCGCGAAACAGGAAACGACTTCGCAACTCTTAAAGGTATTATCAAGGCCGAAAAGGTTTTTGAAATGACCGAGGATAACTTTATTAAACATGCTACCGTAAAGGAGAACTAACAATGGCTGAATCTTTGGCACTCGTACGTGAGAATAATGAAACACTCTCATTTGACGAAGCAATTAAAACCGGCGTAAATGCTTACGGAATTGTAACTTCTTTTGATGTTGAATCTGACGAGGACAAGCGCCGTCTGTTTAAGGCACAGAACACCGCCGCTCCTCTGTCAGATATGGACGGTACGTATATCGATCTGGTAGACATTGCGTTCACCACCTCTTCTTTTATTAGTGGCGACGAAGAGGGCGAAAAGTCGGACAATCCCGCCGTTATCCTTATCGATCAAGAGGGAGAGTGCTATTTCTCCGCATCGTTGGGTGTGTACGAATCAGTTAAGGCACTCATTAACTCGTATGGAATGCCTAAAACTTGGGACCACCCAATTAAGGTAGTCACCAAGACACGTGCAACGCGCAACGGTCGAACCTATCGTTATTTAGATATGTAATAGGTTCTATAAATTCTAGTTATTGGTAGCCCCTACCCCTCAATTGGGGAGGGGCTTAATTATCAGTTAAGGCGGTGCGGTATGGCTATTACTAAAAAAGAATTATCACGACTACAGAAAAATGCGCGTAATAAGCTTTACCGCTTGCGAAAAAAGGGAATTACTAACGCTCAAATCAATCAAATGGCGGTCCCTGTTAAAAGTTGGGACGAGGTGCAGACTATGAGCGTACGTGAACAAAACGCCTACGCCCGGCAGCTAAGAGAGTTTAATTCTCGTGAAAACCGAATTGAGACACAGGGAAAATCGTTAAACTACGTACTACAACGAAATAGCAATATCGCGCTACCTTATGAAAAAGTCTTTGAATATCGTATTGCCGAAGCCGAACGAAACATAATTAGGGCAGAGCGCCGCGCAAGGCTTGAAAAAATACGTGAAAACGTAGAACTAAATAAGCCTGATGATGTGGTAGCAGCTATAGAATCGATCACAAAGAATTTACCCGAAAAAATATCTCGTGAAGATTTTGGGCGCGGCGGTGCAGAAAATTTAGTAGCGCAAGTCGAGCCGCGCATTACTCCTTTTAAATCGCTTGAACAACTAGAAAATGCTATAAAAGCCTATAACCGAGCCGCGAAAAACGCGCCAAAAACTGATGAAGCGTTAACCAAGCAAAATAGAGGGTATATCGATTCAATCACCAATAGACTAAGCGATGAGGGGTACTTAACAGAAGAGTTAGCAAACATACTCGATAATTTAAGCGATGATCAAATATATTATCTGTACCACTACACAGAATTTGACGCTTTGACTTCCGTTTATCGTTATCAGCGAGACTATGACGAGGGCAGAATCGGAGTTGCAGAAGCTTCCAAAGGAAGCAATTACGACATTATTTGGAAAATGTTAAATATAGTTAAGAATATATAGCGCTATGGATTATGCAGAGTATGCAGCCGATTTTGAGACCAACACAACGGCGGAGGGGGTCGCCAAAAACCCTGTTTGGGCTTGGGGGCTTTGTGCCGTAGGCAATAACGATAGTTTTATCTATGGCATATCAATAGAGAGCTTTATAGACGCTATTTTAAATCTGAATAAAGCTCGCATTTGGTTTCACAATTTGGCCTTTGATGGAAAATTTATAATCGATTACCTGTTAAGACACGGTTTTAAACACGTTGAACAGATAAACGACAATATGCAATTAAGCACGCTAATAGATGATATGGGGCGGTTCTACTCAATTAAATTTCGCGCTATGGATAAAGAAGTTATTTTTGCTGATAGTCTTAAAAAAGTAACTATGCCCCTCGCGGAAGCCGCCAATACCTATCATCTCGAAATGACCAAAGGCGAGATAAACTATAGTACTTATAGGCCATCTGGCCATGAGTTGACGGCGAAAGAATTGGACTACTTACGGCGTGATGTCTGCATATTGGCTCAAGTTTTAGAGCAGCGTCTAAAGATGGGTACCAAACTAACGACTTCTGCCGATTGTTTAGCAGCTTATAAAGACTTAGTAGAAAGTAAAAAATTCGATAAGCTGTTTACTAGGCTACCAAAGCGCGCCGATCACGATATTAGAAAATCTTATAAAGGCGGCTACGTGTACGTAAACCCTATCCACCAAAACAAGACTTACATTAAAGACGGGGTATCATTGGACGTTAATAGTATGTACCCGTACCAGATGCGCTATAAGTCTTACCCCTATGGGGTGCCAGAATTTATCATGGATGAAAAAGAATTAGACGGTCTTTACGTTGCATGTATTGAGTATACCGCTAAGTTAAAGCCTGGCTGTTTACCCTGTATACAGATTAAAGATAATCCGAAATTTAACCCTAGAGAATATCAACGCACTATTACGGAGCCCTTGATAGGTTGGTTTACTAGTGTTGATTTGCAGCTTATGAAAGACATGTATGACTTAAACATAATCGACTTTTTGGGAGCTTATAAGTTCAATAGTCAATATGGTTTGTTTGACGATTACATAGATATTAATAATTACAATAAGACGCATGCAACAAACCCGGGAGAGCGTTTTCAAGCGAAATTGTGCAATAATTCGTTATACGGAAAATTTGGCCAGAAAATAGAGGGAAGTAAAAAGATACCTGTATTAAGGGATGATGATATTGTTCATTATGAACTGGTAGATGGTGATGAACGCGACCCCGTTTATATCCCTATTGCTTCATTTGTTACCGCTTATGCACGAGACTACCTTATTAGAACGGCGGCAAAGTTTGGAGATAACTATATCTATAGCGACACCGACAGCATAAAAGCGTTTGGCGACGTGCCAGAATGGCTAGAGACCGACCCTAAAAAATTAGGGTATTTCGATTGCGAGTACCGATTTAAAAAGTGTAGATTTATCAGGCCTAAAACGTATGCCGTGCAATTAGAAAACGGAGAATATAGTTATACCTGCGCGGGTATGCCACAAGGTTTGAAGAACGTAATGAGTTTTGACGATTTTAGAATTGGTTTTACTAACGATCTTAAACTCATAAAAGATATGAATAGTATTGATAAAAAATATTTATCGAAAGAATGTTATAAATTGGTGCCTAAGCTGGTAAAGGGCGGCGTTATACTTGAGGAAAGGCCGTTTACTATTAGGAGGTAATATGCAGATAGAATTATATGTGGCCTTGGTTGTAATGCTGTTTATAATTCTCGATTTTGTGACAGGAATTATTAAAGCTGCTATCAAGTCTGAATTATCAAGCACCAAAATGCGCGAGGGGCTAATGCACAAGCTTAGTTTTATTCTCGCTTTGATTTTGGGCTGGCTGTGCGAATGGTCAATGCCTATTTTAGGTTTGCCTGACGTGTTCGGTGCGGTTTATATGGGCGTTGGCGTTTATATTTCATGTACCGAAATAGTAAGTATTTTGGAAAATTTAGGGGATATAAACCCCGAACTAAAAACTAGTAAGTTTTTATCACTTTTTGGAGAAAATACAGCCGATAATAAGGAGGAATAATGAGCGTAAACATTATTGAAACTAATCTTTCTTTTAAGTCGATGTCTAACCGTTCGCGCACTACCCGAATTATCTTGCACCATGCAGCGGCTAAGAGTTGCACAGCCGAACAGATTCACCAGTGGCACCTTAATAACGGCTGGTCAGGCGCGGGCTATCATTTCCTAGTTCGTAAGGACGGCAACATTTACCGTTTACGCCCCGAAAACAAAGTAGGAGCTCATGCATCAGGGTCTAACTCTGATTCGTTGGGTGTCTGTTTTGAGGGCGACTTTATGGTGGAAACTATGGGCGAAACACAGAAAAACGCAGGAGCCGAATTGGTGAGCTATCTAAAAAGTAAGTACGGAATTTCTAAGGTGCAGCGCCATAAAGATGTATGCGCTACCGATTGTCCAGGTACTCACTTTCCGTTTAACGAGATAGCCAATAACGGTACTAGTACCTCCGCTACCACGTCTGGCGGTTCTGGCGCTCTTACTGTTGACGGTTGGATCGGAGTAAATACCAACAAAAAGGCACAGCGTTATTTCGGGACACCTGTAGACGGTGTAATGAGCAATCAAGACCCGCGCCAAAAGCGCTACTATCCGCACATTGATTCGCGAGCAATCAATTATAACGGCGGTAATGGTTCTAATCTTGTTGGAGCTATGCAGCGTTTATTCGGTGTAAAAGATGACGGTTTTATGGGCGTGAAAACCGTTAAGGCAATGCAAAAGTTTCTAGGTGTTGACGTTGATGGAATCCTTGGGCAAAACACCGCGAGCGCATGGCAGTGTTGGTTGAACGATAACGCATAAAATGCTACTATTGCCTATACAGATAGCGCCGCCGCTTAATAGTAGTTTGTAAGTATCATCAATCGACAAAGCCTTGCGGCTATTGGTGATATAGTCCCTTGTCCCTGACTCGACGCTATATCGGTTATGGTCTATCTGTTAATATATGGGCTATTGGTATATAATTATTACCAATAGCCCTTTTATTTTTAGGAGGTAACAAGTGGATATTTTCGAACTGCTAGCGGGAATTACAGAAGAGATTGAAGATTACCCCGCCTATCTATCAAACATTAATGATGCGTTTACGTCATACAATGATGGTCAGGTTGCTCTCATTGAACAGCGCAATCAGGAAATTGAAGAGTTGCGTCGTGAAAACACTGATTTGAAAGCCAAGAATTACGAGCTAATTATGGCTGAAACGGGTAAATCAGAAGAAGAGGATGACGCGCCTGAAGAAGAGGAAATGACTATCGAGGATAAAGTTAAAGATAATCTATTAAAGGAGGACTAATAATGCCTGCTACCCTAACACTAAGCAACGCCGAAGTGCTTAATATGGTACGAAGCGAAGCATCGGCGAGCTATCAGGAGCGTGTACCAGCGGCAACGCGCGGAAATATCGCGCGAATTTTTGAGACAATGGACGCGTATAATCCAATTATGAACGAGTTTTGCGACTTGCTCGTAAATCGTATCGGCCTTACGGTTTTTCAGACAAACTCATTTCGCAACTCACTTGCCCCTTTAAAGCGAGGAGAACAGCAGTTCGGCGGGGTTATTCAGGAGATTCAGGGCGGGCTAATTCAAGCCGAGCATTACGACCCCAATAATACGAACCCGTTCGGCGCGCCTAAGCCTGACATTGAAGCAAACTACTACAGCGTAAACCGCCAAGACGTTTACCCGATGAGCTATAATCGCGACCAGTTGCGACAGGCTTTCGCAAATGACGGTGGCCTATCGTCTATGATTAATGATATTTTGGCAATGCCGCTCAAGTCTGACCAATGGGACGAGTACTTAATTATGCGCAATCTTATTAAGGGCGCACATGATGCTTGGACTATGCCAACGGTAAAAGTCCCCGACATTGCAACGGCTAGCGATAAAGAGGCAGCAGGCAAAGAAATTGCGGTAGCAATGCGCGAGCATTATTTAATGATGCGTGACTTCATTAAAACGCAGTACAACCCTAAGCACATGCCCGTATCTAGTGACGAGCTGGTAATCCTGGGAACACCTGCATTCTTCGCTTATTTCGATGTTGAAGTATTGGCGGCTGCTTTCCACATGGATAAAGCAAACTTTATTGCTGATCGTACTATTGTTGTTGATGATTTTGACATTGCAGGCGCTCAAGCGGTACTCATTGACGCGAGCGCATATATTTGTGCTGATAACTTAGTAGCAAACGATACAATCTATAATCCACGCACGCGTGACTGGATTAGTTACTTGCACCATTGGGGAACCTATGCACTATCTGACATGCGTAACATGCTTTTGTTCTCTTCTACCGAAAATGATAATCTAGGCAGCGTTACCGCTAAAACTGTTACCCGCGTAAGTCTTGCCCTCACCAAAACCGTAGCCAATAACGCAGTTCTTGAAGCGGGCGCAGAGATTGAACTTACCCCTAAAGTAACCTATAGTGATACTTCTACCGATGAAGCGGTATTTTATCTCATCACCGACATGAGCGCTACCGCCCCACGTGATACGAGCGCACCAACGCCTAACGTTATCAATCCTGATACTGGTACCTATGTTGATGATCAAAATGTATTGCACGTGTCACGCAATAGCACGTATGAAACACTAAACATTACAGCTTACGCAGCAGCTAATAATACCAAGCTAGCCAATCTTGAATTACACAAAGTAGGATATTCACCTGCTTAAAATATTAAAGGGGGAATAAATGAATACAGCATTCACGCCCTCTTCATGGTCTGCACAGTCCCGTGTCACGCTATGCCGCGTGACATGGGATTCTTCTTATAAAGATGTTGTTTCTTTTGCAGATCAAGAAACGAGGGATAACTATTTTGCATCATTAAAAAATGATTCGATTGTTCTTGAAGATTATTCATACCTAAAGCCGAACGAACCAATCAATTTAGGGCTACCCTATAGTGCAGCCTATACCTATAACTATTGCGTGGTCGAAAACCCTGAGCAGCCCGTACCAGGGGAAGTAACACCGCCTAAGCTGTATTACTTTATTACATCGGTAGCGATGGTGAACCCGTCGACTACTGCTATAACTTTGCAACTTGACGTTTTTCAGACGTATCTGTTCAACTTTCGCATTAGTCAAGCGTTTGTGGTGCGTGGGCACGCTGCTATTCAAGCAAGTTGTAACGTTGCAAACAGTAACGCGCCGTATACATGGCGGCGGTATTGTTCGGTGCCTGAATCGTTGGACATTGGAAACGAATACAATATTACTGATGTTCAAGTTCTTAATTTATCGTTAAACCGATCAGAAGGAGCCGAAGATGTAAACGGCCTATCCCTGATTATTCAATCAACGGGCGATCTTGCGGCTGATTGGGGCACCGTTACTAATCCTTCTTTTAGGACATCAGACGGACAATTCACGGACGGTATTATTTCGTCTTGCAATGTGTATGAAGTAAGGCCTGATGATTATAAAATTTTGTGTGAACGCTTGCGTGAAGCTCCTTGGGTAGCCCGTACCATTTTGTCGGTAACGCTGTTTCCTAAAGCATTTCTCACGGATGGCCCAGACGTACAATTAAACGGCGTTAATGCGCGATTTTTAGGCACTACGCCCGATGAAGGGGAGTTTTGGAGCGATAAACAAACACTTGCTAATAGATTAGGACAATCTATAAGCAATCGTTATAGAAATCTAAAGAAATTGTTATGCTATCCCTACTCTGTAATTGAGCTTACCAATTACACAGGTAGCCCACTGTTATTAAAGCCTGAACTTACTAACGAATATTCTCTAGCCTTGCGGCAAGTCGCTTGCGCGGCTCCGCCTTACATGCGCCTTGCGTTTTACGTGCCTTATTATGGTAGTGATGTTGGGGTAGATGGTAATTTGCCTGCTGATAAAGATTATTATTATTTCGTTCTTGATGACAGCGAACCCAGGCGCGAGAGCACCTACCGACCCGAAAACTATATAGATAATGCCTTGTGGTTTAACAACTTACCAACGTTTAGCATCGTTAACGACAATTACATACTTTATCAGGCCACAACGGTTAACACGCGTAATTGGCAATATAGCGGCGCCGGTTGGACGCTCAATAAATCAAACGCACAAACTCAACTTACCTATAGCCAGGCTCAACAACAATTAGCCAACAATCAGGCAAACATGGATGTTCAAAACGCAAGCCGTATTGCTAACGCTGCACTTGGTACTGTAGGCAATCTCACGGGCGGTAATGTAGGCGGCGCGGTTATGGGGCTTGTTGGTGCGGGAGTTGATTATTGGGCAGCTAATGAACAATTTAACAATAATCAAGCTTTGCAATCAGGTTTCGCCACCCAAAACGCCGATCTTGCACAATGGGCAGCGCAAGGAGATTATCAAAACACTATTGCGGGTATTAATGCGACCGTGCAAGATATGGCTTTATCACAGCCTAGCGTTATAGGCCAGCAGGGCGGAGACGGGTTTAATCTTTGTAACGGAATCTTTGAAATTGCTATCCGCTTTAAGAATATCAACAGCAATATGCAACATGTGGTAGGAGAGTACTTCTTGCGCTACGGTTACGCCATTCACGAGTTCATGGCACTCCCTGAAAACTTGAACTGCATGGAAAACTTTACCTATTGGCAATGCAAAGAAGTGTATCTTACCTGCTCGCGAGCCGATGAAGGAGCAAAAGAAACTCTTCGCGGTATCTTTGAAAAAGGCGTTACAGTATGGAGTGATGCCAATAAAATTGGTAATATAGATATTGCAGATAATGACCCGTTAGGGGGTGTAATTTATGACTAAACAACTTAAACCTGGAGAATACCCGACAGACTATCCTATTCCGCTCGCGGATATGGCAATAGGGCGAAACTGGATCCGCGAAAAGTACAGTAATAAGTATGAGTATTACGATAATCAGGCCTTTATGTTCTGGGAAGATTACTTGTCAAATATCGCACTTGCCGCGTTTAAATGGGAAAACTTACCCGCTGGCATCGACCCGCGCGCGCTTGAGTTCATCTTTTTGAACTGGGGAATGGGCGGGCTGTTTATGGAAAGTGGCGGATACCTGTTTGCACAATGCACCCCCGTAGACACGTATAATCTTTATTACAATCCTAACGAAGTAACGTTAGTAAGCCCCGTAGGCCGCACATGGATTAGGCACAATCAACCCTGGGGTATTGCGGGAGAAGGCCAAGATATTACTTACCGCCCTCGCGATTGCGTAGTGGGCTTTGACAATATGCGCCGTACCCCCCTAAACGCACATATTAAGTACTTTGCCCGTCGCCTTGCTACCTATGACGCTATAGCCGATTTGAACACAGGAGCGCAACGTACACCCTATATTATCCGCACGAGCGAACAGGCGTTAAAATCGAACCAAGAGTTATATAGCAAACTTGAGCGCAACGACCAGGTATTATATTTAAATGATGCACCAGGAACGGGACTACCTGAAGTACTGCAAACGCAAGCGCCTTACATAGCGGAGGATATTTTTAATAACCAAAAGAAAATACTTGATCTTGCCATGACTATTTTCGGTGCTGATAACTCAAACACCGAAAAAAGGGAGCGCGTGCAAACTAAGGAAGCGATGAGCAACAATGAGCAAATCATGCTATTACGCCGCTCGCGTTTAATGTGCCGTGAACGATTCTGCGAAGAAGTAAATCGCACGTTTGAGTTGGACAAGCCTATTAGTGTTTCTTGGGCGGTTCCACATATGGCAGAACCCGACGACGCGCGCTATCCAACCCTAACAGGTAATGAGGGGTGGTTATAAAATGTTAATCGCTGGTAGCTATGATAATTATTACGATACGCCCGACGTTGATAGTCTTATACGACTATACGGTTGCGATCTGGGATTGAAAGATTATCAGATATGGGACGAAACAAAACGCGAGTGGTTAAACGAAAAAATTATCAATCATTTTCGCTATAGAAAAATCAGCGCCCAAACGTCAACGCAATTTATTTTTTATTTAAATCGTGCATTAGAGGAAAACATGCCTTCTATTAATCCCGTTTTTGTCTCACTTGAAAAAGCCGCGCAAGATGAAAGCTGGTTATCGTATATGACGGGCGATAAATCAGCTACGGTTAACAATTCGGGAAACGAAAATGAGCAGATATTTTCAACCACGCCGCAAAATCGATTGTACGAAAACGGCGGCGAGAATTACGCTACCAACGTTACGCAATCGAGCGGCACTAACACCAATAACGCAACAACCGAATCAACGCATTATGGCATGAATAATATGGTCTCAACTGCCTTAAGTGAATGGCTATCGGGTGTGAACAACGCCCTGCAAATTGTTTTTGGAGTATTAGAACCGTGTTTTATTCAAGTTTACTAGTAAGGAGGTATCACAAAAAATGAGCATGTTAAATTATCCTGCCGACTTTGATTTTGCCTACCAGGGATACCAGTATCCACTTCCCCCAAGTTGGAAGTATGCAATCCGCTTAGAAGATCAGATTCAATGGCTTTTACAGGCACTTTTAAAGATTAATGACGAAGCCGTTTCACAATCTATTCTTGATGCTGGGCTCGCTGATAATCTCGAACAGGCCAAAGAATACGCCGATACGTTATATAACGTTTTGAAAAATCAAATTGCGGAAAACTATGAAGATTTAAGCGAACAAATTAAGGCAATAACGGCGGGCATCTCACAATGGTTAAGCCCTGTTTGTGACGGCAATAATCAATATGCGCCCTATATTGATCAGCAATTATTCAATGCAGCCCGTCCCTATGCTGCTAGTTACGATGAAGTAGACGCATGGGGGACTGAGAAAGAGTATACTTACGATCAAGCTAAAACGGCATTATCAAGTTATACACAATACCAACTATGCATGTATGCAGCTGTTATTTTTGCTAATGTTGATTATGGTAACTATGAGCAGGTATTAGAACGTTGCAAACCGTACCCCGTTAAAGAGTGGCAACAGATGCAACCAAAATATCCTAGTGTTATAACCACTTACGGAGAACTCGACCAATACGGCACCATTACTTATAAAGGAGTTTAACTATGCCAACCACTAATTACAACATACCAACACTTAGCGCGACTGATACTATAGATTTGGTAACCGATATTAACGCAATGATGAATGCTATCGATACCGCCATGCACGGTATCAGTTCGAGTGAAAATCCTGAATTAGAGCAGCTACAAACAACTGTTTCAAGCTTGCAGTCAACAGTTTCAAGTCTGCAAAAGACAGTAAAACAATTACAGGGTACAATAAGCACGTATGAAAAGATCACCACTTACGGCGATCTCGATACGTATGGTGCAATTACTACTAAGGAGGCTTAACAATGGCTACTACTAACTACAGCCTACCAACGATTTTAGGTACTAATGCTTTCGATTTGGTCACCGATTATAACGCGCTCGCAAACGCGACCGATGCTGCCCTTGCATCAGTAGCGGGGCTTATTCCAACTGAAAGCATTACAGAGATGCAAGGTCAAATTAGCGCTTTGCAAACTTTGACGGGTTCGCAAGGCACGCAGATTACCACGCTACAATCACAGATGCGCACCGCAAACGGTAACATTTCTACTTTGCAATCTGGGCTAGAGACGGCTAATGGTAATATTGGCACGTTGCAAACGGGGTTGCAAAGCGCTAATCAAAATATATCTACCATCAATCAAAGCATTAAAGATATGTTTGATTTTAGCGACATTTATACCGTCGATAAAACTAACGCAGTTATTAATAATAGTAAGGTGTCTTTCTTTAGTTCCAATTCAAAACTTGTCGTTGCGGTAAATAAATCAAAAACTATGTTTAAACTTTTAAAGCTTCCACAACTTGCAGTTTCGACATCGGCTAGGCAAAATAACGTTGTTATCACTAGCGACGCATTACCAACGTTTCCAAACGTAACAAGTGAAACGTTACTTACCAATTACGGTATATATAGTGGTTTTGCTCCCTCGTCTAATTATGTATCGGATAACGGGCAATTCGATGTAAGGATTTTGGCAAACGGAAAAATGCAGATAGAACTGCCATATATCGCGGCTAATTGTCAAACTGTAGAATCATTTGTTATACCTGCTATCGCTATAGTTGGATTGTATCACGGGTCAAATGAGGATGTTATTTAATGCCCGACACAAGAACCATATGTTACTATGCGATGTATGTTATCGGCGAAGTAGAAAGTAATTGGAACTGGCAAAGTGTTAATTACAACGACCCGATTACTATTGGTATGATGCAGTGGTACGGTACCCGCGCCGCTGCATTATTGAACCGTATGCAATCGGAGCGTCCGACCGATTTTGAAATGATCGCCGATAGCTTGAAAAACTCATTATCGAGCAATGACCAAAATAGCAGTTATTGGAACGCCCGATACCTAAATCAATCGGAGGGTGAAAGCGTTTCAAATGCTTTTGCTTCTACCGAATCGCATATAGTTCAAGAAAATCAAGCCATTACGGACTTTGAGGGGTATATATCAACCTTGGAGGGGTGGGGGCTATCACAAGATAACCCCAAACCCCTAATCTTTGCTATGAGCATGTACCATCAATCACCCGCGCAAGCTGGTAAAGTAGTAGCGACTGCGGGCGGTAGTGCAACGCTCGATAGAATATATCAAGTCTGTTTAAACAACGGTGTATTAGGGCAATACCGCACCCGCTACACTACCGTTTATAATCGTCTTAATGAGTGGGATGGTGAGAGCATGCCGCCCGATTTTGGTCAAAATGGCGGTGCCGGTACGGGTGAGGGTGGCGAGAATAGCGGGACACAAGAATTAGCAAACGTTATATCTCATATAACACTTTATAATAATACCCTTACCATATACGGCACCGATGGACTAGAAAACGGGCTTGTTTGTGTACCTGTTTCACCCCAGACGTGGAAGCCTACACTCAATAACACGGGCGAAGCAATAACAGGCGGAAACACGGGCGGCGGTAGTGCTACAGGTACAGAAGCACAGCAGAAACTAGTTGAGTTTGCAAGAAGTTGTTTAGGTAAGTTTCAGTATAGCCAGGGCGCGGGGCGGTTATCTCCTGAAACGTCAGGTTATACCGACTGTAGCGGGTTTTGCTGGTATTGCTACCAAAAAATTTGTGGTCTTGAAATTGGTACCTGGACAGGTGCGCAAGCTGAACAGGGGCAACAGATAGCAACGGGCAGCGGCGGCAATCTACCAGAAGATAAAATGCAACCCGCCGACTTGATTATTTTCGGGTACGGGTCTAATACAACCCATGTAGAGATGTATATAGGTAATAATCAGTGTATCGGCCATGGTTCAGGCCAGGGGCCAAAATTGCGTGAAGATGCAAACGCGTATTGCGCCGGTAATTATAACTGGAACAGTTGGCAAGTAAGACGTTATGTTAATATCTAAGATATGAGTCAGTATTGGAACATAAACAAGGCACTCTCATACAATGCAAGCATTGTATTAGTAGCTGGGGCGCGTTCGATCGGTAAAACGTACACCACGCTTAAACATTGTGTTAAGCGCTTTATTAAGCACGGCGAGGAGTGCGTTTATATTCGCCGTTATGAACCTGAATTAAAAGCGGTAAAAAAGTACGTATTTTCTGATGTTGCAACCGATAAAGAGTTTAAGGACTATGTTTTTAGGTTGGTAGGCACAGAGTATCAGATAGCAAAGCGCCCAAAGGATAACGAGAAACCAGAGTGGCGTACTTTCTGTTATCTCTTGATAGCTTCACGTTATCAGGATTACAAAGGCGTGCCATTTCCAAAAGTGAAGTATATCGTTTGGGACGAATACTTGCGCGAAAATAACCGACCGCCTGGATATTTGACCGATGAAGTAGGGGCGATATTATCGTTACTTATTACGATCTCACGTAAGCGTCGAGATGTAACTTTTTTCTTGCTTACAAATTCATGCAATATCGTAAACCCGCTATTCAGGTTTTTACATATTAAAAACGAGCCTAAAAAGGGATACACTCAATATAAACTAGGCACCACTAAAGACGGTGCCGACATTGTGTTGCTTATTGATTACGTACCCCCAGAGAGTTTTAAAGATGAATCACTAAACACTATCGGCGGCGCTATTGCTGATGGTACTAAGTACGGCGATTATATTACGGGTAATAAGTTTACTAACGCAACGGATAAATTTATTGCTAAAAAACCATCGACAGCCACGTATCGATACGGGTTTAAGTTTAACGATTATGTGTTTGCTTGTTGGTATGATGATAGTAGTTTTATTTACTTCATAAACGATAAAGTGCCAGCCGATAAACAAGTAATCGCACTTACCATTGATGACTACGATCTGAATATGATAGCGCTTGAAAACTCGCGTGAGTTTATTAGAACGCTTAAACGGTTATATCTTAATGGTGTCGTGAGGTTTGAATCTCCTGTTTTACGTGAAAACTATTTTAAGATGTGTAAGTTGTTGAATTTGAGATAAAAAGAAGAGCCCTATTCGGGCTCTTCATGTTCGGTGGTTTCCATGTTTTCGAGTAAATAGTTCATTGCGATCATTAGGGCTTTATTTATGGCTGGTTCTGGTATTTTTACTTGATACGATAGCATGATTTCTACGATTAAATCAGTGCTCTGGCCGTTAAGTGAGTATTTGATTGTGCGGCTCATTGTGATTACCTCCTACCTATACACACGCAATCCCTCTTCTGCTTCTTCTATCAACTCATAATTGCCAGCATAAGCTAGTGGCTTTATACATGTGTCATTTTAATCCCCTATACTAAATAAACACTTTCAACTTTTATATACATATCGCTTGTGCCTTTATATTTTACTAGCTTCTCGAAACATTCATCTATGGTCGGTGCTGTAATATAGATGCCATGAGTCTCAAGCTCTCCGTTATTTATGCGTTCGCCTATTGCTTTTAATACATTCATCTTTACCCCTTCCCTTTTCGGTAGTTTTATTATACAAGATATTAGCTATAATTAATAGTGCTTTATTTATTGCTTATTTTTATGGAGGTATTTTCGTTATGAATAATTGGAAAGTTTGGGCTTGGTTTGTTTTGTGTTGCGTTTGTTGGTGCGTTGTGGCGTGGTATGTATTTAGTAGTGTTGTGAGTGAGTGAGATTGGGTGTTATCTATCGTGGTTTGTTTTGTTGTCTATGTTTTGGTGGTATGTATTTAGTAGTGTTGACGTGTGTCTGATTTTGTGGTAGTATTATTGGTGTAAGAAAGGAGGGACAGAAAA